ATGGACTTCGCGCCGTGGGCCACAAGTTGAGCTACGATTTCGGCGGCGCTTTGACTCGCTGGCACCTTCGTCGTTTCCATGAACAGCCGGTTTTTCATACAGCCCCCGCGCAATGCCGAGCATAAATAGTTCCCAGCCTTGAGCCCAACAACTGAAAATCATCCGTGAACAATTGGAGAGGTTTGAAGTGAGCGTTTAGCATCAGACTGTTCCGTTGTAGATCTTGCTCGCCGGGATGAGCGGTTTTCTCTTTTTTGTTTGGCTTGTAGATTCAGCGAGCTCTGTTTCTGTTTCGAGCGCGGCGGCTGTCCCGTTCCGTTTTCCCCAGCGCGAAGCCATGCCGCGGCGCCCAGCTTCGGCGAAGTCTTCGCGGCTGCGCTTTGATGCGGCCAACTTGCCGAGCGCGACAGCGGCCGCGTTTTTCTTCCCTTTTAACGGGTGTGGGTTTCTGGCCTTCTGAATGACCGGATCAACCACCATTAAACCAAGTTGAGCAATGAAGGACATGAGCGCATCTGAACACCGGAACCATTCCCCGCGTTCGTGATCGTGGGTGAATCTGCCATGAAGCCAGCGCTCCGTACCGCGCGTTCCTGGAATATATCCCAATAGCTTCATACCTGGGAGTAATTGCCCTATTTGTGTCACACGCGACAGCACAGAACGGGCAGTGAAACCGATTTTCACGAAAGCACCGTCTGGGCTTCGGATGAAGTAGACGCAACCCGCGCCGGACCCCAACGCGTCCGAGCTGCCTGTTGCGCAATCTCGCGGCGCCGCTCCGGGCTCAACTTCCTGTTCCGCATCGCCGTCAATGACTGCGCGGCTGAATTCTTCTTGGTTGGTTTCTTGCTCATCCTGTACCATCATACAATGCTTTCGGAAGTATAGCTAAGGCAATTTTATTTGTCAATACTACCGAAAGCATCTTGACTTGCTTTCGGAAGCATGGCAAAATCAATTCATGAATTGCAACTGCTACTACTGGACACTGAAGTTTCACCAGTGTAAAGCGCTCGCGGGTAAGCCAGTGCAAGCACCAGCCGACAAGCGGACCTCCGATCCCAACCCGCAGCCGACCTCGATTCAAACCCAAAAGGAAGGTCTCTAACCATGGATAACGATCAACTACTAAATCAGATTCAAGGGCTCTTGGAAGGGATGGAGCGGCGCTTCGATCAGAAGATTGCCGATCTTGGAACCCGCCTCACGGCCCGCATCGATCGCTTAGACAACCGCCTTGAAATGCTGGCCGGTATCGTCGCCATTCTCACTCCGGTTGTCATCCGGCTCGACTCCCGCGTTCAAAAACTGGAGGATGCAAAGTGACCTTTGAAATCCCCTGCCAGGGATGCTCCGGCGCTGGATTCTTCGGCGGCAACGGCCCCACTGTTGAACGCAAGTGCGAAGCGTGCGACGGAAGAGGCGTACTCGTCGAAGATACGCTAGCTAATGTATGGCCCGTTCCGAAGTCTGTTTTCGCGTCAATGACCAGAGACGAAGGGCAAAAGCTGTTCAATCAGATTCAGGAGAATAGGATGCATAGGGAGGGTTTTGGGGTATGACACTTTCTTTCTATAGTTTGGGGCCACTATTCAGCAGATTTGATGCTGGTACGAGTGCGGTGGGAGTGGAGATCAGCCGATGACATGGAGCGACAATTGCACCCTAATCTACGGACTGATGAATGGCGCAGCAGGTTATTGTGTCGCACGCAACTGGCACGGATGGACGATGTTCTGGGGTCTCTCAATATTGGCGCTTGTATCGACGAACGCAAAAAGTGCGCGGACCTTCCACCCTGACCCCGCATCGCAGCCGCCATTCAACACCAAGGAGAATCGAAGTGATTCAGGAGAATAGGATGCATCGGGAGGGTTTTGGTGTCTAAAGGAAAATTTAATAGTCTAGGTACGCCACCCAAGAAAGCTCAGAAGTTGGCCGCGTCAGTCGCTACGGACTCGGACTCGGCATTGCGCGAAGGCAACCGTGCGCCGGGTAAAAAACATGAGCTCGTAACCGCTGCCCGCGCGAAACAAATACGGGACTTTGCCCGCTCATTCAAACAACTCTGCGACGTTTACCAGTTGGATGTTTTCGCCAGCATCGACGGAGACTTCATCGAGATCGTGGAGCGCAATGTCAAGTATCCGAATGGGTACGAATACAGCGGCATGATGAAGGGCATTTATGGCGGAAGGTTGCAGGGTCTCTATATCGAGCGCGAATGTGAAGACGACGAAGCCGACGCCGCGTCTGTTTCCGCAGGTTCGGAAATACCCGAGCGCGGAAGTCCCTGGACCCTCGATGAAATAATCGAACTGGCGAAAACGGCTATCGATAATGGGCTGGACTATGTAAGCGTCGCACCGGGCACGCTACCTTCATTCCAGGAGGAGTTTGAATTCCAATTGCACGCCCCCGAGCACAGCGGGCGACCATTACCGACGCCGGCTCAACTCGCCGTAGCGCTTGCCATCTGGAACGCCGACGAACGGACCTCTGGCCCAAAATTCCCGCACGCGCCCGAATTCAAACCCAAAGGAGACACCGCGTGATAATCAGACCAGAACCCAACAAGCCTCTAACTGTAAACTTGCTCTACCCTTCCGCCAAAGAGAAGCCAGGCCGAAGTGGAATCGATTTCATGTACACCCTAGTGGGCGGAAACGCGCTCTTCGTCCCACCAGTGGCTCACGATGAAATCCAGAAGCTCCACGCCGGCCCAGGCGAACCGTTCACGCTTCTGAAAACCATCGGGCAAGGAAATCAGGCGCAATGGAAAGTGGAGAGGATTGTACAACCGAGCGCCCCGCCTTCGGAGGAAGAAACGAGACGCCCGGTTCCTAGCACAATTGCCCCACGGTCTATCACAAACCGGACCAATGGCAAGGTCCCAGTTTCAGTCATGCCAGCCGCACCGACTTTGAGCACTCCGCAATCGCGGACTCTCGTTAAGCAACTCTTTGCATCGGTCGATGCCTGGAAGTTGACGAAAGAATACGCCAGGAGTCAGGGAATCGAGCTAGAACCCACCAGCCGGGATATCTGCGCGCTGGCGATCACGGGCGGAATTCAGGTATTTAAGGAGGGGGTGTACTGATGGAGCCCGGTACCGTACATTCGATTTGGGAGTTGGCAGAGAATCTGAATCAGCGCGTGAAGAAGTTGGAGGTGTCGTTGGCATCAGCGGTACCGCCCGGTTCAGAGTCGGGATTGCGCGGGAAATATTTACACCGAATCCGGAGGGTCAAAACCCATTTAGGATCGCCATCAGAGATTCCGGTGGGCTGTATCGGCGCCGACTTCGTGCTTTTTAGTGACCAAGAATACCAGACCTTGATCCACACTCCGCTGCCAACAAGCGGACCTCCCACTCCAGACCTCGCAGACAGCCCGAATTCAAACACTGAAAATCCCGACACCCTAGTTCCTGTCTGGATAAGAGAATACGTTCAGCGGCAGATAGATCAGAGGTTGGGCTCAACGGTACCGCCCGGTTCAGAGTCGGCATTGCGCGAACAATGGAGCCTGCCGGGATCTGTAGAGAGTGGCCTAGCTCCACTTGACCAATGGGACCTACTTGGTGAACTGGCGAGAATCGCGAAGGATCGAGATCAAGTACGTAAGACGTGTAACGAATACGCGGGACATCTTCATTCTGGCGGCGCGTTTATCGGCGGGAAGCCAGCATCAGTAGAAGATGTACGCGCATGGATGGCCCGGCGCGATGCCAACTCACGACAGCCAGCGGGCGGACCTCCCACACCAGACCTTGCGGGCAGCCCGGATTCAAACACTCAACCATACCTGGACCCGTATTATGGAACACCACCGTCTGAAATTGTCGATAAAACTCCACAGCATCGCATCGGAGTTCACGACTACGCCTCTTTAGTCTCCGCATTGCGATCTAATTTTAAGCAAGTATTTGGAGACGATCAGCCGTTGACTGATCCACAAGACATGATCCAGCGGTTGACGGCAGAAATTCGGAGATTGAAGGGAGGCAGTGAGCAAGGTTTCGGTCGTGCGGTCCGCCTGCCGACTGAGGAAAACGGGCCGGAGGACGAGGCATGAGCAACGAACTACAAACCGCACTAGCTCTCGCTGTAACCGGGCTCGAGCAATCAAAACGTGAGCTACTGGAAATATTCGCATGGGCGAGCACACCTCGAATGATAAGCCCAGAGGAGCGATCCCGCCATGCAATGGCAATCGCCCTGGCACGTTCAAGCCTGCCGGTTATCGACAGCAGCTTACGTCAGTCCTTCAAGATTCTGACCGGCCATAATCCCCCGGCTATGGGAGACTGGCCGGAAACAGCGGACAAGCGGACCTCCGACCCCAACCCGGCATCCGGCCTCGATTCAGACAAAAAGGATTAAATCCGTGCTTCTTTGGGAAACTTCAGCCGATAAGAACTCCATGCCCCAAGCAGACCTTTTTGAAGCCCTTTCAGGATTCTACGATGCTGAAAAAGAGCAGGATTTATTACGAGCAGCAACCTGGCTGAGACATCTGGAGTTTTTAAAATATCTGCAGAGTTTGCAATCGACCAGTACCGCGACCCCAAGCGGGTACGAGGGCGGCGAGAGGCGGCGCGGGTGACAAAGATCGAGTGGACTGATGAAACCTGGAACCCGACGCGCGGTTGTTCTCGAGTTTCGGAAGGTTGCCGATACTGTTACGCCGAGCGCCAGGCGGCTAGGAACCTGCCAGGTAGCCGATCCCCCACAACCGGCGAAGCCTTCGCCATTCTCACCGACTCCGGCCCGCGTTGGACCGGCAAAGTCGAACTGATCGAATCAAAACTAACCGAACCACTCCACTGGAAGACCCCCCGGCGTGTGTTCGTCAATTCGATGAGCGACCTATTCCATGAGCAGTTGCCGGATGAGGCGATAGACCGCGTTTTCGCCGTGATGGAAGTCACCCGGCACATCACGTACCAGGTGCTCACAAAGCGCGCCGAACGGCAGCGGGCTTACATAATAAACCGATGGCGGCGCGTCGGTGGACTCTTGAGCGAACAGGGTAAACGGCCACTCGATAATGTCTGGCTCGGGGTATCGGTCGAAGACAAGACCAACAAATACAGGATCGATCTTTTGCGCCAGACGCCGGCCGCGGTTCGATTTTTGTCGATAGAACCTCTACTCGAAGACATCGGCGAACTGGACTTGACCGGCGTCCACTGGGGTATCGTAGGCGGCGAATCCGGCCCGCAGGCGCGGCCGTGCGACCTCGCATGGATCGAATCCACCGTTGACCAGTTCGGATCCGCTGGCGTGCCTCTATTCGTCAAGCAGGTAGGCACAAGGCCGGGATATCAACGTAAAAACGGCTGGCGAGATATCGACCTGAAAGATTCCAAGGGCGGCAACTGGGATGAGTGGCCGCAAAAGCTCCGCGTCCGGGAGTTTCCCCGATGAAACCACCCACCGAAGCCGATCTAATTCTCCTGGAAAACAAGGTGTTGCGCGACTGGCGGGACACGTCTCGCAGCCTTGAAAAAATTCGATTACGGCGAACACTTCATGAACCGGCCACCGAAGCCAGTATCTCCCGGTCATGCGAGGGTTGATGCTGGATTGTCATCGGTTCTGGCGAAGGTGGATAAGTTGATGCAGAGTCCAAAACAATGAGAGCCTACGCCGTCGCCATTACAGCCCTTACAGCGAATCCGAGACCGACCCGGCACCCTGACTACCTCCGGTTCATCCGACGCCAGCCCTGCGTTATCTGTGGGCGAACCTATGAGGTAGAATCTGCCCATACCGGAGGCCGAGGACTCGGACAGAAGGCAGATGACCGATTCGCGCTTCCACTTTGCCGGCATCACCACCGAACCGGACCTCATTCTCACCATAAGCTTGGGAAGAGGTTCTGGGGTCATCATGCGCTTGATAGAGTAACTCTCATAAGGGAACTGCAACGCCTCTGGAAGTTGGAAAATGGAAACCTTTAGGGCTGTTCCGGGGTACGAGGGCATTTATGAAGTTTCCGTTGATGGCACTATTCAGCGGATAGCCGGCGGAAAAGGTGCCGTTCCAGGCCGACATCTTCGCCCACGGATCGGAGACAACGGTTACCCGTATGTGAATCTATGGCGCAACTGTAAAGGTCGATCTTTGACTGTCCACAGTATTGTAGCCGCTGCTTTTCTCGGCGAGCGACCGCCAGGTTTTGAGGTTAACCACGAAGACGGCGACCGCACGAATCCAAAATTAGGAAACCTGGAGTACACCGCTCAGGACGATAACCGCCGACACTCTTGGAATGCTGGATTGTGCCCAGTTGGTGAACATCACGGTTCAGCCGTCCTGACCGAAGCGACCGTTCACTCCATCCGCGTACGCTACAAAACTGGCGAAAATCACATATCTATCGCCAAAAGCGTGAAGTTCCCGACCCGTTATGTCAAAGATGTACTTCGCGGGAAAAACTGGTTTTGGCTTCAGACTTCCGGTATAGACCTCATTGAATTGGCTGAATTGTTTCAAAATCGCTACCCTGCTGAACGCTCTGGAAAATGGAGGTTGAAACCGTGTCCCGAAATCATAACAGGCTCAAATCTCAACCCTTCGTACAGGATGACTCAAAGAACGCGCCGATACGACCCGATCAAGCCGGAAGATCGCCAATTTCTCATGGATAAATTTGCTGGGTTATGCGCCTACTGCGGAAATCTGGCTTCGACTCTCGATCACGTTCTAGCTGTGAAACTCGGCGGCAGAAGTGTCCGAGAGAATCTCCTACCCGCCTGCCAATCGTGCAACAGCCGTAAAAATGATCGAACCTTAGAAAACTTCATACTGTCCACTAAGTAGGCGGACCTCCCACCCGTAACCCAGCAGCCGACCTCCTATTCAAAAACTGAAAACCCAGTTCGTAAAATAGTCCAGTCCAAGAGCAGGAAACATCCAGCCGAGTTCCTTTTTAAAAACTCTATCTATATTGTCTTTAAGAAGTAACCGTAAGAACCGCTTGCGGGAGAAAAAATCCTTCTTGCCGAAACACTGTGAATGGGTGTATGGTGGGTGAGTCTGAAAATGACTCCAAAAAGCAGAAAGGCCGGAGCGGTTAAACTTTTCCCAAAGTCCGCATCCAGCCTCACCGAACAATGTCACCATACCACACTAATTTAGCGAAGGCAAGTAGAAACTGGGGGATTCACCAGTGACGGCCCCGGTTCCACCATCAGAATCCATCCAAACCGGCATCACCGGCAACTGGACCCGCACCCGGCCGGCATTCTTCCGCGGTCTCGCCCGACACCTGGAATATGCCGAGGATAAATGCTTCGGGCTGATTCTTCAATCGACTGTGGGCCGCGGCCGGAGTTGGGAAAAGGTCACCTGGAAACGATTCTGCGACGTGGCCGGAGTGACCCGGCGCAGGTGTGAGCAGGCGATATCGTCCCTACTTGGCAAAGAGGACCCCGACCAACCAGGCATCTACATGGACGGGCTGATACGCCAGAGAAAAGCCGTCACAGGCGGGGGATTCGAGTACTCGATAGCAGCTCGGGCCGAGAATATTCAATCGAGCATCGCCAAATGCCGCGGCTGCGGGCAGACTGGCGAAGTGGACCTCGACCTCGATTTCATCCCCGTCCCTCACTCCTTCTTCCTGAATCTGCCGGCATCCTGCGACCACGGCATGTACCTTGTCGTCAAAACCGTCGTAGAACGCACGATGCGATGGGACAAGGAAACAAAGCAAATCGTAATTGTCCCGTGCGAAATCACGATAGAGGAATTCGAGAGGGCCACCGGGAAGAAGCGGGCTGAAATTCTGAGCGACCTTCAAAAAGTACAGGCCGAGTGTTACCAATTCATCGGATCGGAAAGCGCCGGTCGCGGAAAGCGATACTGGGCCAGACCGGAAAACTTCGCATCAGCTCCGGCGCGCGCGGCTCGAGAAGTTAAGCAACCAAAAGAGCGAAAGAAACGGGAAACCGAAAAGACTCCAAATCCACCGCAACCGATTGAACCCACAAAGACCATACGTCCAGTTGAGTTCGTAACAGTTCCGTGTGGAGTTTGCCGGCATTGCCAGTGCTACGGGCCTGTAGATATCGTGGCCGAGGCGGATCGAGCGCCGAAAAAGCCAGCGGCCCGGGCGCGCGAGGGTCCAATACCCGAAATTTTTGCACCCGGCAAGCCCTGGCAAGCACCCTGGAAACAAAAACAAGCGTAGATTTAGAAGAGGAGTGTGCGCAGTTGGACGAGATAGCCCTACCTTGCGACCTGCCAGCGGAGCGGCTGGTTTTAGGCTCGATCATTTTAGAGCACCAAAAGCACGCCGAAGTATTTCAACTTTTGGCGGCCGATGATTTTATCCTCGAGAAACACCGGCGCATCTATGGCGCGTTACATGCGATGGACGCCACCGGCCTGGAAATCGACCGGGTCACCATCGCCAGCTATCTCAATGATCGTCACGAGCTCCAATCGGTTGACGGAATCGCCTACCTGACCTCGCTCGACACCGGCTTACCGGAGATGCCCAGCGTGGAATCCTACGTGGATATCATCCGCGAGAAAGCAGCGCTTCGAAAAATCATCGTCACGTCCCAGAATCTCATCAACCGTTGCGTATCAACTCAGGGCGATTCAAAAGAACTGATCGCGCTGGCGGAAGACGCGCTCACAAAGATCGGCTACAAGCCAGAGCAGACCGCCGAGGTGCTTGGATTGGAACAAGTGATTGAGCAGTCTGGCGGCCTCGACCGTTTTCTAAATCCGCATCAAACCGCGACCTTCGTGAAAACCCCTTGGGTGAAACTTACCGACATGACCGGGGGATACCGGCGCAAGGAACTATTTTTGCTCGCCGGCAACCCGTCGATGGGAAAAAGCGCGGCCGCGGTTCAGGTAGCCATGAGCGTAGCCCAGGCCGGCTTAGGTGTTCTCATCTTTTCGCTTGAGATGTCGCGCGCCTCTTTATTCACTCGGATGATGTGTACGCTTTCCCGCGTCGACGGGGCGAAACTCCGGGCCGGATATCTCAATCAGGAGGAACGCACTCGGATCCAGAAAGCTATCCAGCAGATTTTAAGCTGGCCGCTTTGGATCGCCGAGTATGGAATCTCGACAGTGAGCGCAATCCGCGCCGCGGTTCGGCGGAAGAAAACCAAGCAGCAGGATATTTTTATGGTAGTGATCGACTACCTTCAACTTTTGCAATCGATAGGGAAGCACGCCAACCGAAACGCGGAAGTGTCCGAGATCACCCGGCAGTTGAAACTTTTAGCGGCTGATGAGGATGTCAACGTACACCTCCTGTCGCAATTGAACCGGGATAACCTGAAAGAGCGCCGCGCGCCGGCCCTGCACGACCTCCGGGACTCCGGAAGTATTGAGCAAGACGCCGACGCGGTAGCCTTCGTATGGCGCCCGGAGATGCTCCACCGGGAACGCGAGGACCTGCACGGCCTGGCGGAATTGTTGCTCTGGAAACAGCGCAATGGACCAACTGGGAAAATAGAGCTGACATGGCTAGGCCATATTACGGCGTTTGAAAACCGAGCGGAGGATTTAGAATGACGCGAGACGAAAAGCACGCCGACGCACACCTGATGCAAGCCAAAGAGGAAGTGAAAGAAGCCTTCCGCCTGCTTGACCCGAACGCGACAGAGCCGCTCGCTAAGGCCATTTTGAAAACCCTGGACACAATAGACCGGGCGCGAAAGGTCCTGAAAGAGAGAATGCCAATATGAAATTCACTAGACCGATAGACCCCAAGTTTCACATGGAAACCCAGAACGCGGCGCCGTATATTTCCATCGTGAAAACTTCCAACGGTGAATCAATCCCAGACGATGAGCCGCTGATACTGTTTCGCGCCCGCGACCGAAACGCG